ATTCTCTAACTAATGTAAAAAATTTATCAAATTGCATTTTAAAATTAAACGATGCTTTGGGGTCATTTAAATCTTGACCTTGAAATATAGTTTGTGGGGTTTTACTTATTTCTTGTAATCCCAATCGTTCAAATTTCAAAGCTACCTCAAATATACTGTTCCCCTCTAAACTATAAACGCTAGTCTCTAAATATCTACTCATTATATATATAATATATAACATTTTAATTTATATCTTAATATAATAATATAATGGATTATTTTGTCTCATCAACAGATCTACAATCAATATTCAAAAATTGTAAAATAATAAAGTATGCCGACTTAGATAACTATAATGACATTTACATGTTACTACCAAATAGAATGGATTTTTGTTTCATTCTAACAGAAAGTGAGATTAATAGTGGTCATTGGACGTTATTGATTAGAGATGATAATAATTTCGAATATTTTGATTCATATGGTGTTTCCCCTAAAAATATATTGGACTACATACCTAATTATATGAATAAAAAATTAGGTAATAATTATTCCGAAGACTTAGGTATGATTATAAACAGCATAAAATCAACTGATAAATTTACATACAATAAAACAAAATTTCAGAAAGATGCACCTAATATAAATACTTGTGGTCGTTGGTGTATATCTAGACTCAGTTTATTTTTATCTGATGATTTAAATTTAAATGAATTCAATAAGCTTATTAAAATAAAAGTAAAACAACTTAAAATGACAAACGATGAATTTATTACATTTTTAGTAACTGTAAATTAATATTTAAATATTTAATAATATCTCAGATTCTATATATGTCGAATAATTATGTGTATTACACAGCATTAATAAATAATGACGGTTCAACAGTACCTGCTTATGAATCTGAAGTTGAACCACCATTTGAATTTAAGGAAGATAGAAAAGTAGCATTATTACCTAACCCAGAAGAATACGAAGTAGCCGTTCAAAGTTGCTTGATTGATTTAAAAACATTACCAGTTTTTATTCCAACAGTCAAGTATAATACGAATCCAACGGATATACAAAAAACTGAAACAATTTATGAAATTACTTTAGTATATGATATCTATAGTGCAACAACTCCAGTATATTTTGAACCACAAGACGAAACTATAAGCCTTCAAAATTTTGTTAATGGTAAAGCTAATTATAAATCTGGTTATTATAATTTATATAATTACGAATTTTTCTTCACAATGGTAAATACAGCTATACGAACAACCTTTCTAAAATTAATTGATGTTATTAAAAGCTATTTTGGTGGAACATTACCAACTGCTTTTTCAAATCTAGCAACTACTACTGACATTTATGAAATCCCTTATTTTATTTTTGATAAAGAAAGCAGTTTAATTTTTCTCAATTCTCCAAAATCTACTTTTTCTGATTCAAATTCAAGCCATGTCAATATTATGCTAAATCGTGCTTTATACAGACTTTTTAATAGCTTACCTTTTAAGCTACAGAATAAAAGTTTTAATACATTAGATGGAATCACACAAATCACAACAACCAAAACATTATTTAAACTAAACTTGAGTAATTTCAAACAAGCTAACGAGGTTGAGATATTTTCACATTTATCAAATGGTAATAGTGCTTCTACTAAAACTACCCATATGTTAATATATCAAGATTATGAGACACTTTCAAGTTGGTCGCCGGTTGAAAGTATCGTTATCGTCAGTCCAAATTTTCCAATAAACTCACATGCAGTAAGCGCAGATATAGATTATGTTAATGGTTTTCCAACAGTAATAGGTGATGTAAGACACGAATCTGAAATCATGGAAATCTCAACGAACTCACCAATTCCATCTATAATTTATGAACCAAAAGAGTATAGATTTATGTCTATGAAACAAACCGACTCAGGTTTAACAAATATTATATTTAAGGTTTATTATAGGTTTAAAAATGATGGTAGTTTAATTCAAGTTAAAACAAATTTAGGTGGAAGTCTTAGTTTAAAATTAATGTTTAGAAAAATTAAATAATATCTCAATAATATATATATAAATGTCTGAATTATCCACAGTGTTAATTAATGATTCTAGATACAATGATATTACATCATCTGTAACTATTGGTGTAAAAGATGGACCCGCCAGCGTGATTCATCAAAAATATCAACATAATTCTAACTCTACCTCATCTACTCTTTTTAATGTGAATGTTCCTTCTGAAAATACCCTTGTAGATAGAAATATTCATGTTGAAGGAACATTATCATGTTATTATGAAGCATCAATTGCTGCAGGTGAATCTGTTGCATTTTCTGTTGTCCCAGCCAGTTTTCCTATGAATCAAGCTTTACAATCTGCCACTTTAACTCTTAACAATTCTAAATTAAGTGTGCAAACTCAAGATATCCTACAAATATATCTTAAACAATTTGATCAAAAGTTTTTAAGCAAACATTGCCAGATGACACCTTCATTTGTAGATAAATATTTTGGTAAAGCAGAAGATGCAAGAGAAAGTGGATCTTCTTCGTTTATGAGTGGTATCGAATCAGGTGAGAAAGACAGTGATACAGTAGGAAGAGCTAATGAAAATTTTACAGTCACAGTATCTGTAGGTGGTGTTGTAATTGATCATGTCAATGGTGAATATTCAGTTATAAATGCTTCTGCAGCAGCTGTACTCGTAAAAGTGGTATGTACTGTAACTGTTTCAGAACCGATTTTAGGCCTGCCTACCGCGCAAATGAAAGAAGATGAAAGCAACTATCTATCAATTAATAACCTTGAATTACTATTACAGTGGAACGATATGAGAAATGTTTTTAATATTAGCTCTTCTTGTCTGTGGAAGTCTTATGCTGGAACTTTTGATAATAGATTAGTATTAGACGAAAGTGCAAGATTAAATCTCAAATATATGTCACTTCATGCAAGCCAATACAGTAAGTTAAACTCTAAAAATGTATTACCATATGATGAAATGGTATGTTATAAACGATTATTTACTGGGTCTGATGCAATTACACAACAAGTAACTGATGTAATCAGTATGAGACAAATTCCAAATTTTATTTATATGGTAATTCGTCCTCAATACAACAGCATGAAGCCGCAATTTTCGAACCATTTATGCTTTCCTGTTACTGGTTTAAATATTACTTTTAATAATGTTTCGGGCCTTCTCACATCTTACAGTCAAAATGACTTATATATGATGTCTCGTAGAAATGGAAGCCAACAAACATGGTCAGAATTTAGAGGTATTGTAAAAAGTAAAACTGGAGGAGAATATAGTGGTATTGGTAGTATTATTGTAATTGACCCTGTTAGAGACCTTGGCCTATCGGATTTTTTGTCATCTGGAAGTTTAGGTCAATTCGGTTTCCAATGTAGTGTAACCTATGAAAAAATTCTAGGACACACATATGGAGAAGCAACAACAACCTTAACCGCAGATCAATTCCACGCAATGGAGATTGCAACGATTTGTAATTATGGAGGTATTTTAATTAATGACAAAGGCAGTTCTAGTACAATGAGTGGATTACTCACGAAACAAGCAGTATTAGAAGCTAAATCTGGTAGTAATCCAACTGTGAATTATGAAGAAATCCAACAAATGACTGGTGGTAATTTTAATAAAATGGGAACAACTAATATGAGTGGAATTTTAGAAAAAATCAAACAAATGGGAAAAGGTAAATATAAAGAATTGATGAAATCCAATCCTACTGTAGGACAAATTCAAGATAAATTAAGCAAATATATGTAAAATGATTTATTTATAAATATATATAAGAATTTCCATTAAATTTAATATATATAGTAATATATATAAAAGATATGTTAAAAGGATATAATGATATGAATACAAATGTTCCGAATACTTTTGCCACGGATGGAAAAATTATTTTATCTGGAGCTGGTAGAAAAGCAGTATATGAAGGAGCTGGATTTTTAGATGAAGTTAAGAAAGGATATAATAAAACAAAAAGTGCAGTTAAAAGTAAAACTGGTCAAAAAATAGTTGGTGCTTTAAAAGAAGACAAATCGGTTATGAAAGAATTTACCAAAGCAAAAAAACAATTAAAAGATTATCAGGAAGGAATTAGAAAATCACCACCGGGAAAACTTATGTTAGATATATTAGAATCTCAGGGTGTTATTTCAAAAATTGAAGATGAATTCAAAGGCGGTGGTAATGCAAGTGGGAAGATCTCTCGACTCAAGAAGGCAAAGAAGTGGGCCAGTTTCAGTAAAGGAATTGTTGAAGATGGTATGGAATTAGGACAAAAAGGATTAGATATGTTTAACAAGCAAAAAGACCGTAACTCACCTATGGGGCAATTGAAAACTGCATTTGGTGGTAAT